TCACGATTTCACTTCGACATCCATCTCTAAGTCCACATCCAACATGCTAAGGCAACCGTCAATAAACCCTTCTGCCATCTGGATCTCTATGCGTATCAACTTCTCGTCCTTCTTTCGCGCTTTCGCTATTTTCCGCTTTGAGATTCCATAGAGATAATGCGCAACTAAAAGCGAATGCTCATTTGGCTTGCGTTTTTGAAGTCGAGCTAAGCACCCCTCAATAATTAGGGCATCGTCATCAGTACATGACAGGCGGGATTTTCTTGTTTGAGGAAGAAGTCCTTTGAAGCCAGCAGCGATTGGTGAGTAATCCACGCCAGAACTATCGCTCGCAGCCCATCCACCCCAACGCTCTAAAACCATCTGAATATCACGCATCTTTTCTCCACTGTTCATGCTAATACGCCAATTTCCAGCGCACGATCTAAAAACCGAAACAACAGCGTTAACTGGTCGCCGCGCTTCGCTTCAAATGCCACAGGATCAGCGTGCAACTCATCGTGATGCGCTCTGCACAGCGGTATCACAAACAGGTCGTGCGCTTTTGTTCCCATTCCACCCTGCCCGTGGCCTATCAGGTGGTGGGGGTCGTCTGCCTGCTTGTTACAGCAGACGCAAAGCTGGGACTTTACCCAGCGTGTCCAGTTCTCATTAACCCAGCGGCGGCGCTTTGGCCTCAACATGAAAGATTCCGGTGACTCAGGGTCTACCTTAACGGAGACAACCTTCTTCACCTTCTCCTGGAGGATTTCAGTCGCCGGTAACGACGGAACAATGTCGCTTTCCCTCATTACGGAACTGTGCGATTCAGGCTTAATCCTGAGGGCTTTGCTCGCCACTGGTTCAGGAATAAGGTCAGCCAAATCGTTGCGTACCATCCACCAGCAGAACTCCGGTAGAGTCAGGGTGTGCTCTGCGCCGAAGCCCAGCATAATATTCACCCTTTCGAGCAGCCATTTTACCAGGTTCTGCATGGCAATTCCTGCCAGTCTTTCAGTGGTTTGTTCACGCAACTGGTTATCACAGCCCCAACAAAGGCGAATGCTTCCGGGGGCGTGACGCATCACCGTAAAGTCCTTTGAGTGCCATTCGTTGTGTGGCCACTGGCATTCGAATTTACGTTCCAGCCAGGCATCAAGGCTGCTCAGTCCACCAGCACGCTGAATAACCCTCTCATTCATGAAAAGCGGCTGCATGCTGACATCATCTGTCAGTGGCTGGTGCGCTTCCGGAATAAGACCAGATGGCAGATGCTGGATTGCTTCGGATGGTGTTTCAATAACTACCCGGCCACGACGAAATAACCACAGCAACTCGTTTCCTGGGCGGAACAGCACCACCCCGGACATTGGCGCAACTTCAGGTGTCAGTAATGCTCTCACTGTTACCTCAGGCTACGATGTCGATTATTTTAAGAAGCTCCGCAAACTTCGACTCAAAGAAATGAGGCTGAGTTTCTCGCGGGTTCGCAGGACTGGTGATGTTCTTGCCATACATGCAGCCTTTGGCAGTAAGTGACCAGAACTTTTTAACACCATTCACTCCAGACCGACTGTTTCGCTCTTTTTGTTCCACAATCCCAAAGCGGGACATCATGTGATAAACCTGATTTGCGGTGATGCGGATGTTTTTTGCTTTAAGCAGAGCGCTGAGTGATTGTGTGGGACGGCTGGACCCATCCTGCGCACCAGCAGGTGCATCGATCGCGTAATGCGGCATCAGATCTGGAAGACCAGCTACCTGCTGGAGTTTTTGATAAGCACCGAGCCTTGAAGAGTTTGAGAGGTTCAGCATTTTCGCCGCCGATTCAAGCAGGATCACGCCAGCCTGAATTTTGTCGGATGTCGGCGCATTGGATGCAGGGTTCTGTACGGCATCGAACGTTCTGATGACTTTGAGGTTAAATTTCGGGCTGATCCACATTGCATAGGAATAAACCAACTCCTTGCAGACGAATGTCCCCTGGTTAACACCACCAGTAAGGGTGACCAACGGGGCCGCTCCTGTAATTCCAGGAGCGCTCGAAATTTCAGCGATGAGTTCTTGCGTTTGGGTAAGACAGGACCAGTTGGAAGGCTGGTGACGTTTTTCACCTCCCGCCGCACGATGCAAATCATTCAGGCAGTAACGACCATCAAAATCACGGCGTACGGAAACGCCATCAATTACGAATAACTGATTCATATGTTTCTCCACTTGTTGTAGTGCGAGCGGGTCTGCACTCCCGCTTCGCTGACACTTTTTAATCTAACACTCATGCGCGTACCAATGCATTGCTATTTTGCCTACCATTTTCGACATAGCTGGCGATCGTTATTTCAACCTTCCCGCCAGGTACCTGCGGTGCCCACTCCACCAACATTCGTTTAACCTGACTGTCATCCTCCCAGATGCCTGCATGTGTCAGTGCATCAAAAAGCGCCTTGTTGTAATTGTCGATATCGCGGCGGCGGGCATCTGGTGGATAGAGAATGATCTCAACCGCCGCTGGCGCTGTGGTTGGTTTAGGCAGGCGGCGTAATTGTTCAATAATCGCAGCGCAAGCAGCGCTCTGATATTTGCGGCCAGCAGCACTGATGAGATGGCGTCCTGCCAACAGCCCCTTATTGGGGGCTCGCCAGTAGGTGTTTACGCTCGGTGGGAACGGGAGAACCAGTTTCATCATGACTCCACTCCATAGCGCCCGTTCAGGCGTCCGATTACGCTGTTGAACATCACCAGGCTTACGCCCATCGGTTTAACCTTCTCGTGGTACTCCTTCAGGATCGGATGTACAGCCTCGTTCCAGCTTGGCTTAGGCTTTTTCTTCAGGGCTTTCTTAATGGCATCTGAGCATTGACGGGCAACGTCACGTATAGCGTTCTCCTGCTCTGTGGATAGTTTTTTCATGCAGCACGCTCCTGAGGTTTGCCCATTGGAACGGTTACTGCCGGGACAAGCTCAACGGCCGGTGATACTGACTGATTTCCCCAGTGGTCCCATCCAGGCGCACCGCAACGGCTGAACAGTTCTATGCGCGGAACATCACCGTAAAGCTTCTCCAGTGCTGCAGCAATCTCTTTGTTCGTCAGTCCAGGGTTATTGGCCACGAATAACTGAATTGTTTTCAGAAAGCTCATTGAGTACCTCCGGAAACACGGAAACCTGAGTTGGCTGGAACGCTGTAATCAACGTTCTGGAAGTTGGCCTTAAAGTTTGGGTCAGCGCTACCGCCGAGTTGCCAACGCCCTTTGACACACGCAGGCCTTCCGCGCTTTTGCCATTTCTGAGCCTTGTCAAAATACTCAACGCAATTTTCTGGACCAAAGAGAGTGCTCGGGCGAAGGTAATCATCCATTTTTGGATCATCAGCCCATTTTGCTGTGAGATAGTCCACCACCAGCATCAGGTCTTCAGCGCTGTAGTCTTCTGACAGTCTCCCCCTGATGTATCCCAAAACGGTTTTGTTTCGCCCACCCTTCCCGTATGACGATCCAGTAACCTCGTTGAAATGGGATAAGACACGAATTGCCGGATCGATGTCGTCTGGTTGCGGCGCAACCGGACAAATAGGGTTTTTAATATCTGTAGTATTCTCTGTTGTATTCTCTGTAAGAACATCAGTGCAATTTGACCTGATGAGAGCGGTTCGTTTTGACCCGATGGAGCGTTCCACTTTGACCTCTTCCATCGGTTCATTTTGACCTGATGGAAGAGTGCATTTTGAACTCTTCGATTTGGTCACTTTGACATCATCTAAAAGCTCGCTTTCATAGTTGATCGTGTAGTAGTTCGTCATGTCGCGCTGAGACTTGTTCAGCTGCTCAACTTTGAGCACGCCAAGGTTCTTCAGGCGGGTGAATGTGCGCTTCAGCGTAGACTCAGACCAGAACGGGAACTGCTCCAGCCACTGCTCGTTGGTGTTGTAAATCCAGCGCACGCCGTCACGCTCCAGTCCGGAGGTGGTTTCTTTAAGCCAGTAGTTCACCTGCTGCAACGCAATAGCCTCGTTCAGGCCAATGCTGTACGCAAGGTCAGGGTTAATCACTATCGGCCGGGATGGCATCAACAGGCTCATGGTCGTCCTTTAACTCTGTAAATTTACGCTGGAATTGTTCAAGAGGGCTGAAGCACTCATGATCGTACCCTTCGCGAAGGTATATAACGCGTCGAGTCTCTGGCTCCCATCTGATGACGCGGACCGGGACGCCGTAGTGGTCTTTGAATCTCCGGTTAAGTTCTCGCATAGCGCTCTCCCCTTCCGACGCCAGACGCCCACAATCGCCATAGCCCTACTGTGGTTACATGGAACCCAGCGGCCTGATACCATCCGCTCATACCGAAACGACGAGGTTCCAACAACGGGAATACCACGTAGTTGCGGGAGACGGTTGTTTGCCGTTACACTGTTCATGCGTTAGTTTCTCCACTGATACGACACGCCAAGGGGCCCGGAGCTGCACACTCGCGGGCCTCACCCATTTCTGGGAGGCAATAAACACGGGAAATAAGGTTCAGGAACGTCATGAGAGTGACCCTGAACTGATATGCGATATCGTTAAGACTTTTCCACTCGCTCCGGTCAACTACACCATCTTCAATGTAATGACGGTAAGCATTAACCAGCTCACCAAGCCTCCCCACCAGCTCGGCCAGCTTCAGGCCAATCTCTTCGTTTTCATCATCAGGCACGGCGCCGGGAACGTGTATTCCGTTATCAGTTTCACGAGAGTACGCGTCAGCGATGTAACTTACGCCAGCAGCTCTCTGAAGCACCATTGCCCAGCCCATTGGAAAGATCTGGTCGCCACCAGCACGAAGGCGGTTAAAGAGTGAATTCTGGGTTTCGTCCAGAATTTCCGCCGCTTCAGCGTATCCTCCTGGCAACGCGGCAATCGTCTTCCTGATTGCGGCCACCAGCCAGGCGGGCTGCTTCTCAACTTTCCATTCAGGTTCTATACCCACGGCCATATCCTCTTTTCTGTGGTTACTGCTTGTGTTGAGAATTGTTAAATTTGCTGTAGAGAGAGGCGTCGTATTTCAGCTTCCCGTTTGTAATTCTTTCGATGTAAAGAGCCTGTTTTTCTGGAATGACCTCTCCCCATTGACATACGGCACTGTGAGTTACCCCTAAGGCAACTGCGGTTTTAGAAATGCCGCCGTAGTAGTCGACGACTGTCCCTTTATGCATGGTTTGAACCCTCATTAGTTAGCATTCTTACATCGTATATGGACAGCATACTTACGTCAATAAAATGTAAGATTGCTAACGTGCATTCCGAGGAGATTATATGGATACCGTTGGCAGCAGACTGAGATTCAGAAGAAAGCAGAAAAAACTTACCCAGCGCGATGTCGCTGAGTGGGCCGGAGTAAGCGCGTCTGCTGTGACCCAGTGGGAAAGTGATTTAACTAAACTTTCTGGTGAAAACTTGATACTGGTGTGTAAGTGTCTTCAGTGCTCTCCGGAGTGGTTGGTTTTTGGTTCAGGTGATATCGAAAATGGCATTAACATCAACTTAATGTCTGCCAGAGAGGTCCCTCTGATATCCTGGGTACAAGCCGGCAATTGGACTGAAGTAATTGGCAATCCAAGCAATGAGCAAGTTAAAACGACTCGCAAGCTTTCCGATTCAGCTTTTGCTTTGAGGGTTAAAGGGGATTCAATGACTTCCAGTAAGGAGTTGAGTATTCCTGAAGGTTCTATTGTAATTGTTGAGCCCGAGTTCGGCTTCGTGGATGAAGCAAACGGTAAAATTGTCGTGGCTCAAACGGTTTCTGGCGGTGAGGCAACCTTAAAAAAATTAGCGATAGATCCCCCTTTTTCGTACCTGATTCCACTAAATCCGGCGTTCAAACCCATTGAGGTGAATCAAGAAACCAATCTAATTGGTATAGTTAAGCAAATAATCATTGATCTTTAGACCAAGCCCGCCCCTTACAAGCCCGCCTTTCGCGCGGGCTTTTTAGTGCTCAAAAAATAATAGTAAGTAAACTTACAAATTTAACTTGACTGAAAATGTAAGATGTCTAATATTAAATCCATCAGCAGCGAACATTGTGGGCATCAGAAATGAAGATAGAGTTGGTTGTTAATGGGCAAATTACTGCTGAGTGCAGTGATGAATCGGAGTTTCTGGCGTTCAATGCTGCCGTTTTTAGCGCTCTATCGGACATGCAACTTACCCTTCATTCCGAACGAAGGGCTCGTTCAAAATCTAAAATGGCGGCCTTCAATGAGAAGTTTTTTAAAACGGATCCCACGGGTCGCAATTAAGAGAATCAAGAAGCTTAATGGTCTGATAGGTGATGGCTTCCTGTTTAACAGTGTTTTCTGGGCTTGAGAGTTGATCGCGCAATAATTTTATTTGGTTATGCAGGTCATCTGATAGTGGGCCCTCATTAGCACATATTGCAGCTGAAATGGTCTTAATCGCAGCTTCAATAGCAGTGAGTCTTAACCCAATAATATCGTTATTCATAGGTTTATCTTCTTGGCTGTGTGAGAACTCCAAGAATACCACCGAGCCTGATGTGGTGAAAAGACAGGCAACGTTTTCATTTCTGTGTGTAGTCTTGGCGGCCGGCAGTTGTGAATGTCCTTAATGTCGACCGCCCCTTTTACACAACTGAAAGCGCGTTCAGCCGGTTCCTTGAGAGGCCTCAGTCGTTAAATCAACCTCAGGGGAACGCGCTCCCAATTGTGGAGAAGTAACGTGTCGGCATTGCAGTGTCGATTATGGCTGCCAGCCTCAAGCATCCTCCGGGTGCTTGGTGATGGTAATAACGCCATCTCAACCAACAGGAGACGATGAGCCTGTTCTGGTTGGATTGGAAAAATGTTATTAGCCCGCTCAGCGGCGGGCGCTTTTTCTGGAGGTAGCATGTCTACAAATGATTTGGCTGTTAAATATGGTACTTATCAGCCCGAAAATTTACTGGTCATTCTTCCGCTTGAAGAAGCGTCAGACATTATTCGTGAAAGTCTTCGCGCCGAGGTTCGCCACGAGCTGGAATATGAATACGATGACCGTATTTCTTCTGCTGAAGAAGAGGCATCTGATTGGGAATCACGGGCAGACAGCTACGAATGCGATGCTATTAGTTTTGCCAGAGCGATAGAGAAAGCCTTGCTTGCACCAACCTTGGATGAAGCAAAAATTATTCTCGAACGCGTTCGTTCTGATAATCGCGAATATTTTTAATACCTAATGAATAAATACGAATTTGGCAGCATTCAAGTGCCGGGATTCGTGCAACCAAAATTCAGCGCTGTGCAGAGCGCGTAAAACACGGAGAAACTAACCATGACGAACACACAGAACGTCACCGAGTTACAACCACGCATGACCAGAGAGCAGCTTATCGACGCAGCTCGTAAGGCAGCCCCTCTCCTCCCTGCTGCTTACGGCTGGATGGTTAACGAACTGGCTACACGCCTTGATGTTACCAGCGTCGCGCTCTGTGAAGCGTTGGCGCAGCGTAAAGAACTGGCTGAGCAGAACGCCACCCTACGTGAGGATGTTGCCAGTTGGGCCAAAGAGTGTGACCGCATCGAAGAGCGCCACACCAAAACGCCTACCAACATGCACCTGCTGGAAGCGCAGCGAGAATTGCGTGAGCTGTCTCCAATAGTCATTTCCCTGAATAACGAGGTTGCTCTCTGATGTCTAACTCATTCAAGCAAATGACCAAGTCCGGGGTTATTAAACGCACCGATACCGGGATGTTTATCGCTCTTTCCGATATCCACGTTCGTGAAGGTTTCAACAAGCGTGAAGATGATGAGCGCACCCGACAGGCTGATGATGACCTGTTCAACTATCTGATGAACGGCGGATCAGTTCCACCGCTGGAAGTTATCGCGCGTGATGAAGGTGGCGTATGGGTTGTAGAAGGTCACCGCCGTCGCCGCTGCTATGCGCGCTGCGCTGAAGCTGGCAAGCCAGTGGACCGCATTCACATCATGCCGTTCAACGGTAACGATGTTCAGCGCCTGGCTCGCATCATGACCAGTAACAACCAGCTGCCGCTCTCCGACATGGAACAGGCTGCAGTTATTCAGGAGTTGCATAACGCTTTCAACCAGACCACCAGCGAGATCGCAAAACTAGTCAACAAGTCTGTTCCTACTGTCGAAAAGCTTCTGCTTCTTAGCACAGCTAACCATGACGTTCAGAAAGAAGTTAAGTCTGGGACTGTGTCCGTAGATGTGGCCGTTGACCGAGTAAAAGAGTTCGGGGAAAAGGCCGGTGAGGTTCTTCAGAAGGATAAAGCTTCCGCGGCTGCAAAGGGCAAGAAGAAAGTTACCCGCAGCGTGATAGCGCCGGAAATTAGCGTGAAGAAAGCGCGGCGTCTTGTAGAACTGATCAGCCTGGCGGGTATAAGCGACACAGGTGTTATCTCTCTTGAAGGATTGGTCCATGCAGAAGTCGTGGAAATTATCGACGAGCACAAAGCTATCGCCGCGCAGCGTCATGGAGAAAAATCATGATTACTGGAACCTCAAATTACGATGAAGTTCCGGTAGTTCCCTGCAAAATCTGTGGTGGTTACTACAAGGCTGATGAGCCTGAAATGCACGTCTGCGAGGAGGCCGCCCAATGAGCAACATCGACAAACAGGCAGTGCAAGCGGTTGCCGATTTAAAGGCCGGTTACACCCTCGGTCACGCTGATGTGGCAATCCTGAATGAGCTGGCGCGTATCGCGCTGGCATCGCTCGAAGCGGAGCCTGCTATCCACCGGTGGCGTCGTGTGACCTATGAACCATACGGCCCCTATCCTTGGCATTATGGTGATTTTATCGGCTTCTCAAAGCCCGTTGATGGGATTGAGGATGAGTATTTTTACTCCGCACCGCCAGCGCCAGTGTCCGATGAAGATAAGGTGTTGGCAGAACAAGCAAGAGCAGTAGTTCACTGCCTTGATATGTGCGGTGTTCCATCTGGCGACTATGCGGATAACGAGCAACTTCAGTTGTGGGGAAGGGTAATAGAATATGGCCGCCACCCAGAGTCGGTGTCTGTGCCTGATGGATACAGGTTGCAGCCAATTTCTGAATATGACGCAATGTGCGCCGCCATGCTTCAGGGTGCCGATGGCAACTCTCCGGTGATTCCGGATGGTCTGCGCCTGGCGCTCAGCAACGCTGGAATAGCAGCTCCAGAGTCAGATGAAATGCTTGCTGCAACCTGTGAGAAGTGCATTCAGGCACTGGTTACCTGGGTAAAAGAGAGAAAGCCTTTCAGGTCAGCGGTGATTCCGGATGGTTGGGTAATGATGCCAGTTGAGCCGACAGAAGAAATGCTGGATGAGTTCGACTCAATTATTGATTACGGCGCAGAAGACTCAAAGGACGCATGGAGCAGACTGATTGCAGCAGCACCGCAGCAGGAGGTGAAGTGATGGCTAACCTGCAGCTGGCTGTAAACGGTGAATACTTCGACCAGATGAAGTCTGGCGAGAAAACAGAGGAGTATCGCCTGGTAAATCCGTACTGGTGCCGCAGGCTATCGCATGGCCATAACCAACAATTACCGCGTCGCTTTGACCGCCTGATTATCACCCGCGGCTATCCGAATCGCGACGACGCGAGCAAGCGTATCGACGTTCCGTATGCTGGCTACGAAGTGAAGGTGATAACACATCCGCACTTCGGTCCTGACCCGGTGAAGGTATTCGCTATCAAGGTGAATATCGATGCCTAACCCATTCGACGCAGTAATGTTCGTGCTGCTGGTCATCAGCGCACTTCAGGGTATGGGGTGGCTGCCATGGTGAGCAAACTCAAACAGCGGCGCTTGCGACGCCTCAAAGACGATGTGGCCTGGTGGCGTGAAGAGGCAGAGGATTGCCGCTCCCGCCTGCTGGAACTGGCCTGGGAAATCGACAGGCTCAAAAAACTGGTTATCCGCGTGCCGATGCCGGTTCTCATGCCAAAGGAAATGGTCCACCAGCTTTATTACACCGAAACCAAAAGATGTCGTACCTGCAATGATGGTCTCCGTGGTGGTTGCTCATCATGCATTTTCTATAAGAGATAGCCGGGTGCAGCCGGTTAAGTGGAGAGCTATACGATGAGCGGACAAAGCCAACGTTTTCTTACCCCTGATGACCTCTATCAGCTTACTGGTTATCGTCGCCCTTCCCTTCAGTGCCGCGCGCTGAAAGAAAGCGGTGTATTTTTCGTGCCACGAAAAGACGGCAGACCAGGCACTACATGGGATCATGTAACTAACCCTGCTGGCCTGAAGTTGGTAGTGAACAATCCAGAGGAAGAAGAACCAAACTTTAAGGACATGTAATGCCCAGAATCCGCAAAAACCCAGAAGATAACTGGATGCCTCCCCGCGTTCGTCGGGGAAAATCAGCTTATGAGTTCAGAACTCCAGACGGGAGAACGCTGAGATTGTGCAACCACGACCTCACAAAGTCTCAGGTCTGGGCTGCCTATGAAAACTTCATAAACGATATCAAGGTTGGCTCAAATTTCCACGCACTCTGTGAAGAGTTTTTTAACTCCGGTGACTTTCATGAGTTAGCAACAGAAACAAGAAAGGACTACCGAAAATATGGTTCAAAGGTAAATATCGTTTTCGGGAAGATGAAGCCAGACAATATCAAGCCTGAGCATATCAGGAAGTATATGGATAAAAGAGGTGTTAAAAGCAGAGTCCAGGCGAACCGAGAGAAAGCGTTTATATCGAGGGTGTTCAGGTGGGCATATGAGCGCGGAAAAGTGAAGATGAATCCTTGCCAGGGTGTGAAGCAATTTAAGGAACAGGCGCGCACCCGCTATGTTACGGACAAAGAATATGATGCACTATTCAGCGTTTCTACGGTGCCGGTTAAAATCGCTATGGAGTTAGCTTATTTATGCTGCGCACGTCAGGGTGACATTCTTGACCTTAAGAAAAGTCAGATCCTTGATGAAGGAATTCTAATTCAGCAAAGTAAAACAGCAGTTAGCCAGATAAAGGCCTGGACTGAACGACTGTCAAAAGCGATTAACATGGCAGATAAACTACCATTAAACAGCGGTATGGTTAGCCTTTATGTAATTCATCAGCAATCAGGATCTCGTTATACGCGTGATGCGTTCAATGCTCAATGGATGAAGGCAAAAAAGGCTGCTGCTGAAAAATATCCTGACCTTGAATTCAACTTCACGTTCCATGATCTGAAAGCTAAAGGGATATCTGATCTGGAAGGAACGCTGCATGAGAAACAGGAAATATCAGGCCACAAAAATGCTTCGCAGACTGCAAGATATAACCGAAAAATATCTGTAGTGCCGGTGGTTGGGGGGCAGTAA